GTTTCAGAAAGAGCATTTGAACGTCTTGTTAACAAAATAAATGAAATTGTACTCGAACCAGCATCTTGGAAAAACAAAACAATACCTGCTGAGAATTAATACTATTAAATTAAACAAGTTATGTTAAAATATCAAAACATAAAAGTAGTTAAATGATATATACTCGTTCCTAAAGAATCCGGTAATACAAAAGCTTATCGCGGAGCTACCATTCCAGTAGAGGATTTATTGAAACTGTCTTTTCAATTTGACGGAGAAGGGGGTTACCAGGCAGTAAACCCTTCATACACATACACTTCGAAAAATACTGCTGGGTTTCTTTCTTTTACAGAACGCCTGATGCGGGCAGAGAAGTTTACCAAGTTCCATTCTGGAACTACTTTTGTATTGACAACTGGCAACATATTTCCAGTCGTTTTAGAATGTTCTATTTCCAATCCAAACCTTCTGTTCAATACAGAATTCACTTCTTTAATTTCACCATTTGCTAATGAAGAAGAAATGATTTACGTTGGTCGTTCTTTAAAGCCAGAAGCAATTTACATTACCATTGCAGATGAAATTTTCTCCAACTTTGCAAATTTGAAATGGCAATGGCCTGCAGGGTACCAACTAAAAGCAAAATTGTATTTTATTCAACCAAACGCTTAATCTTTACCGCGCGAATAGAATGAGCCGGGACTAATCTGAAAGATTAGACTTCCTAATACTACTTACATCACTACTCTATCAATTATATATACACGTATATATAAGCGACTATTTGATACTCGTAACTAATATACTCCAATAACGATACTATACCTAACTGAAAGAGTATATACCATATATACATACAACAACCAATATACTTACCTATATGTATTCCAGACGAAAATCCATAGCAATTTACCAGTAAATACTACCTTAGAACCACACCGCATTTGTTCTGGGCGGATGTGTGAAAGTTCTAATCACTGATGACTTGTAAAGACGGATGTAGGTAGGTGTATGACTGTGGAATCGGCAGTGTGGAGAAAGGTATGGAAGGTAGCTTAAGGCAGATAGGACCTTTCACCGCTTCACACCACTTCTTTTTCAATACGACACCGAGTCTCTGTATATATACAGACTCGAATACCCTGTCTGTGTATATATACACTATCTAATACTCTATGTGTATATATACACTATCTAATACTCTATGTGTATATATATATACAGACTCGAATACTCTATGTGTATATATACACTATCTAATAGTAATTAATACAAATTTTCAAATTGCCTATATTTATATATAGTAACGGCATTCAATTGGACAAACAATGGTTGGGCTGAAACTGCAATTGCTGATGTGGTGTCAGCGTCTTTACTAACGACAGGAGCTGTATATATACAGTGCACCGAACACATAATGCCTGTGCTGCGTATTGTTATTGAAAAACGTGCTACGTGCACGTACAGGGGTAGTAGCCTGTTAACATTGAAAAGCCGACTGTGAAAAGCGGTGCGAAGACATTGGCTTTTGCGGACCAGTGTAACATTGATAAATGATAAATGAAGTGGTATGCCGGGGTGTATGTAATGCATGATATCATGTATTTTTTTTCATGTATATATGTACCGTACGGAATGACTATTTAATAGTCTCTGTATATATACAGAACCGAATACCTTTCGCGAAAGAATTTGAAGAAAGATTTGGTAAATTGAATTTTTCTTCTTATCTTTAAGTATAGGTCAAAAATAAGATATATGACAGTAAAACAAAAAGCAATTTTATTAGGTTATGGTATTTTATTTGCACTTGTAATTTGGGCTGTGATGATAGTAATTGCAGTAGTTGGATAATTCTAAACAATAAAAAATTATATTATGAAAAACTTAAGCGATCCATCCATTGCGAAAGCTGAAGACGCACCATGTAGTTCACAGCTGCGTATCGATCGAGAACTGCTTCAGGAACTGTATGATAAAGGAAGTTCTGATGTAAAAGAAGCACTTCGTACAAAGTATCCCGGCTTATTTGGTCCAATAAAGACTGAACGTATAGATCGAGGGTACGGTTTCTATTCTGAGTACCAATTGGCTGATATAACCATGACCGACGGTGGCCGCTACCAGCTGTTAATAGGTTTCGGACTGGCTCCAGCTGGATTCGAACACAAATGTTTAGTGTTGACCGGTGATGAGACCCTTAAGTTCGAACTTTTAAGTGACAAAGTAGTAACTATAGTTCAAATTTAAATTTGGTAGATTGAAAAAATCTACTTACATTTAAGTATAGAAATTAATAATTAAACAACAATGAAAATTAAAAACACTCCTGCTCCGCGCCCCGCGGCAAAGACAGCCACTAAAACATCTACGGTGAAGACAGTTGCTAAAACAACAGTGCCTGTTGTTCAGAAAGAATCAGCGAATCAGGATTCGCTGGAAAAGATGGTAGCTACAAAGCCAAAGACAGTAAAATTAAATCCATCTCACTCGTATATCGGTTTCAGCATCATCGGCAAAGATGAAAAGATTTTGAACTTTCGTCAAGGCAAAAAGAATGTTGTAGCATGTAATGAAGTGAAGTGTATAGGTGCTAATGCAACCGGCCGCAGGTTAACAGTTACCTTCCACGATGCACAGGGCAACCAAATACTCGAGCGCCGGGTTTATAAAGAATATTTTGAAAAGATGGCCCAGACTTTTGAAGTAGAGTTGCCTGAATAAAGAAGCATGCCATGCAAGCAGTAGTTCCCCTGGAGCTACAACAGCAAAGGAACCCAGTACTCGGTGCTGGGTTTTCTACTGGATATTAGATTTGGTAAATTGAAAAATTCTTCATAACTTCAAGTATATCGATCCCGTTAAACCCGGTAGGAGTAAGACACCAACAGGCATTTTTCATATATAAACTACCTTATATATGTAAAAGAAATATGTTCAAAAGGAAAAGAAATATTTGGTAGAATGGTTAAGACTTCATATCTTTATGTATAGGCAATAAGGTAAAAGCCACTAAAAAATAAGATATATGACACAGACACAGTTTTTGATGACCGGTAAATCGACTAAGAACATGAACTTTGCAAATACTAAGACAGCATCTAGATCATATAAAATGATCGGTCGTACAGACCGCGGTTGTTCAGTAGACGTGAAAGTAGGGGGCTGTGTTAAAGGCACAATTAGCTTTTCTGTTAAATTCGGCAAATTGATTCAGACGGGTAGCACAGTAAATGGCATTACTCCATTAGATGTTACCGAAGCTACTATGATAGCTAAAAAAGCTTTGAAAATTGCCTAATCATTAGATTTGGTAAATTGAAATCAATTCCTTAACTTTAAGTATAGAACAAGATAATATGAAGAAAGTAATTACAGCGACAGTAAAGCAAGAAGGACGCTTCTTTAAAGCGATGACCAATGAAGGCGTGGACGTATCTGGCCAAATCGATCGACCAATGCGCCGTAAGGCAGCTGAAGAAGGTCTTGAGCTGCAATACAATTCCATCGACAATACCTGGCATTTCATCAATGACGGCTCGCATATATCCACTGTAACGCTTCCTGAAGAAGCTCCTGAACTCGTAGAGCCCGGAGCCGAGCATCACACCGTAACCGAGTTCATCCACAAATCGCCGGCCCTCAAACCGAGCGAGTTGTGTATGACCGACCTCAAATGGAAATATCTCGTACGCTCAGCAATGCGTGGTAAGAACATTATGATGGTCGGTCCTGCAGGCGCTGGTAAGACAGTAGCTTCAAAGTATCTGGTAAAGGCTTTGAATCGTCCAGACTTTTACTTCAACCTGGGTGCAACGCAAGATCCTCGATCGACACTAATAGGTAATACACACTTCAATAAAGAAGAAGGCACTTACTTCTCAGAGTCGCTGTTCGTAAAAGCTATCCAGACAGAAAATGCAATCATTTTGTTAGACGAGTTGTCTCGTGCACATCCTGAAGCCTGGAACATATTGATGACTGTACTGGACCTTAACCAAAGGTATTTGCGTATAGATGAGAAACAAGGATCGCCTACCATTCAAGTAGCCTCTGGTGTATGCTTCATAGCTACCGCGAATATTGGTAACGAATATACATCGACTCGTGTACTTGACCGCGCGCTTATGGACAGGTTCATTACCATAGAAATGGAACAGCTGAATGATGTAGAGGAGTTCCGACTGTTGCAAATGAAGTTCCCTAAGGCTCCAAAGCAAGCATTGCAGGCCATTGCAGAGATAGCAAGTATGACTCGTAACGAAGCTCGTCAGGCTGGTGCAAAGTTAACAGCAACGATGTCAACTCGTGCATCCGTAGAGTGTGCTGGTCTTATATATGACGGCTTTACCTTAGCAGAAGCCGCCGAAGTATCTATATATCCTTTCTTCTCTGAAGATGGTGGCGTGGACTCTGAACGAACTTTTGTGAAACAAATTGTTCAGAAGTTTTGTGTGAATCCAGAGTTAGAAAAGGCTAATCTGTTTGGAGAGGACGACGTTAATAATACTTCTCCTATGCCGTTCTAAGAACTTCATATATACTTGTCATATAGTAAAGGATTTGGGGTTTTTCAACCCCAAAATCCGTCTTGATTTCACGGGCCTGCCTATTAATATTCTCGGCACTGACAGGCTAAATACGGTAATATAGAAGAAAGATAAATATTCTTTCGATTTGGTAAATTGAAATCATTTACATACATTTATGTCTAGACAATAAGATATATGAATATTCAAGAAACTCGGTGTACGTCGGCGATCGGTTCATTTTTGCAAGCAAATGAAGTTATCAATTTTCTGGAATTAAGATGTACTGTATTTACAGCCGCATTTGCTGTAAAGGCTTGTTGTAAAAAACATGAAATCGACAATGTCGAATATTACAATGCATTGGACTTGTCAAGTGTGCTGTCCCCGAAAATATATCGAGAATTAACAGCTAATGTAAATACATATATGTATATGTAATACATTAAATTTGGTAAATTGAAATCATTTACATACATTTATGTATAGACAGTAAGATATATGAGTAAGACAACAGATAGGTATAGTACAGCAGAGCTTCAAAAGAAGTACTCGGGCAAAACCGGCTATAAAGCATCGGCCGATAAGTCAATGTCAAACTCTAGCTTCTGGTTAGATGATGACTTTGCACAAGAAAAGCCGTCAATGATTGTAGACCGTACAGAACGTAAGTCAGCGGAGTTTGTACGTCTCGCTGCTTACCAAAGGGCAGTATCCAACTTCGTACGAATTGTAACCGGTAAGGCTGATATACCTGTAGTATATTCTTCGGGTAACGATTCCTACACCAATGGCATGAAAGTTGTAATTTCATCCAAGTTAGATGAAAACGAATTTGACTCTTCAGTAGGCTTAGCATTGCACGAGGGCAGCCATTGTGCACTCACTGACTTTGAACTTTTGAACAAGGTAGTGTTTTACGGTTTACACTGCGATGCAATATATGATTGGTACAACTCTAAACAGCTTCCTGCTCCAGCACAAACTATGAATCGACTTAAGGACTTGATAAACATCATAGAAGACAGACGCATCGATCGCTTTGTGTATGACTCAGCTCCTGGTTACCAAGGTTATTATCAAGCCCTTTATAAGCGTTACTTCAACTCTAAAGAAATTGACCAAGCGCTAGCCGCCGGCCTGAAAAACGATGCTAAATCTTGGGACGACTATATATTCCATATCTGTAACTTTGCAAACCCTAATCGCAATTTGAAGACTCTTCCAGGTCTTAAGAAAATATGGGAACTGATACACATACCGACAATTAATAGGTTGAAGTCTACGCTGGATGTAGTGAATCTCGCGGTGCAAGTACACATAACAATACTTGAATGTATAGCTGAGCAGGAAGCTTTGGAAGGAACTTCTAACTCTGGAGAAGCTTCGGACGACCCAGATGCCAATGATGAAGGCGCCGACGAAGGTACTTCGACTGAAGGTGAAGAAGAAGCAGAAGAAAACACTGACACGTCTAACAAAGAAAAAGAAGAACTTCTTAAGAAGATCGGTAATAAGCTGGAAAAGGCTATTAAAGAACAACGGGAATTTTTAGAAGGTAATACTGATAAGAAAGCCTTGAAGAAACAAGACGCCCGAGCTGTTAACGCCGCGGCAGAGTCAAATGCATCTTACGAATCTGTCGGAGGCGATGTTGTTGATGAAATGGGTTATGTACATCACCTAGGCAAAATAAATTGCCTGGTAGTCAAAGGCTTAACAAAATCAATTATCAGTTCAGGTATTTTAGGTGGCCAGGTAAAGGATCCAAGCACTGTTCGCCAATCTATTGAAAGAGGATGGATCGAGTCTGACTATATCCAGGAAGGTATAGCTCTCGGTACCATGTTAGGCAAAAAGCTTAAGACTCGTGATGAAGAACGTTCTTTGAAAACAACCAGGCTGGACGCAGGTCGCATAGACAAACGTCTAATAGCTGAGCTAGGTTTCGGTAACGATCGAGTATTTGCTCAAACAATGTTTAACACTACTCGTCCATCACATATACACATATCAATAGATGCTTCAGGCTCAATGAGCGGTAACCCCTGGCGCTCTGCAATGAAGACTGCCATAGCAATTGCCAAAGCAGCCACAATGACCAGTTCAATGGAAGTAGTTATCTCAATAAGAGGTTCTGTAGGTCCCGATCCTTTAATGTGGATTATATACGACTCGAGAACAATGAAGTTAGCTGCTGTGAAAGAACTTTTATATGCAGTGAAGTCAGATGGTGCCACTCCGGAAGGTTTATGCTTTGAAGCCATCTTGCAAGAAATTGTAAAAGATGCTCGCGGTAAAGACGCTTACTTCATCAACTTATCAGATGGCGAACCTGGCTTCCATGGTCACAGCTTAAGCGGTGGTCGCAGCTTTTCATACACAGGCGACGTTGCCTTACTTCACACTCGTAACCAAGTGAACCGGTTGCGGGCCGAGTCTATAAAAGTAGTATCTTTCTTTATTACAGATGGAGAAGCCAGTAGTGAATGGTCACAATGCTCATTGAAAAAGTTTCAAACGATGTATGGTAAAGATGCAGAGAACATTAACGTGGCATCACTTAATCACTTGGCCAAGTCGCTGAATAAGATGTTTGAAAGAAAGTCTTAACGACAATTGAACGCAATAACCCTAGGGGAGACAACCAAAACTCCCCTAGGGTTTTCTGCTTGTAGAACAAGGGTTTCCCCTTACTAACCTAGGGTTTTGTATTAATTGTACCCTAGATAATCAAGGGTAAATGGGCGGTAAATCTAGGGTATAATAACCCTGAAAACCAGGGGGGTATATGGCCGTGAGTGGTGGCCTATATCACGTTTCTATTGAGGCGACAATTTTTTTCATATAGAACCTGGTTTCACACCACTAGGTACCCTAGAAACCTAACAATTACCTAGTACCTATCAATTACCTATCAATTACCTAGAAAACTAACAATCCAAACTGTAACCATTGCTGCATACGAACATATTGAAAAAACAAATATCCAAGTAAATTTGGTAAATTGATTCAAATGTCTTAACTTTATGTATAGAACAAAACACCGTATTATATATGTTAACCACAGAGCAAATAGCAAACACCATAACAGTACTGTCCAACGAACAGTATCAAATCATAGCCGAGTTCGATCCTGAATGGGCAGACCAAAATTTGTTTGATTTAGGCCCGAACAGAGGTTGGTTGAATTTGTCCATATACTCAGAGGTCATCAAGCCATTTGGTTAATAGACAACACTAACGAACATTTTACTGTTCAAGCTTATGTAAGCAACAGTACTAAATCGGTGGGATCATTCTCTACCGAAAAAGAGTGTATCGATTATTTAAAAGAACAAATAATTTGTACACTTAAGCGTGAAGGATATAGAAGTAGGGAAGGCAATATTGGTTACTAAATCATACAAACAAGTCCGGCCGTAGAAAATTCATCATTAATATATATTACTAATATTTAAAACAACATTATGACACATTACACAGTTACCAAAGACGGAGTTGCAGTATCGCCAAACTGTAGAGTATGGACTACAACATTTCTTCAAGACGGGTGCGATGCACCATACTCTGCAAAAGTTTCAGACCTAGAACCAGGCTTAGAAATTTTCTCTACCGCGGATCGCTGCAATGAACACATCAATGAATTATGTACTGCATTTACATCTTACGACGGCGTAAAAATACGGTATGGCCAACCATATTGGTATGTTGTTGCTAACAAAGTTACTAGTGATATATATAACAATATTGCGTTCGACTTTTGTGAAACGTGTGACTGTGTAACTCGTTGCGGCGAAAATTTAAGGTTTGAATATTTCTCAACCGCGGCCGCCGCAAGAGAGTATTTAGATTCTTTGAAACGTACAGAGTCTCAATTGCATGTAGAGACTTTTGCACTGCAAAAGACCGTGCATCAGCTGATGTTAGAACATCTCGCACTTCAGCCTGGAGATCGAGTTCGAGTAACTCGAAAGGCAAAAACTCTAGAGTTAGGATGGGATTCTTTCTGGTTGCCGGAAATGGACCAATATGTTGGTAAAGAACTTGAAGTCGTTGCAGTAAGGGGATGTGCCGGGATACACTGCAACGACTACTTGTTCCCAGCACATGTTTTAGAGGTGATTTCTCGAGCCGAACGGAAACGCACAGTACATCTGTCTGAGCATTTTCAAGCAACTGTTTCTGAAAAAGGGATGACCATACATGGATGCTTGATTACGCGAGAGAAATTCTTGGAATTGCACACTGTGGCCCGGGAAGTTGGGTTTATTTCTTAAATTTGCACGACTAAATTTGTTGTCAAAAACGGCGCTTCGCGCTAGAAAAATAAATTTGGTAGGTTGGAGAAAAATACATATCTTTATGTATAGGTAAAAAGAACAAAGTTATGAAAGAATTATTAGTACATCTAAAAGCTTGTGAAGAGGCTATTACTTGGGCTGGAGATAAAACTTGGCCAGAAATATTTGAAACGTGTCATCGTGGAGACTGGTTATTATGGTTGTTCTTCAATACAATGAATCATAATAACGAAGAACACTTTACTTTATTAACACATGCTAAAGGTCATTGTGCCAATACCGTAAGGCATTTGATGGCAGATAAAAGAAGTATTGATGCTGTCGATGCTGCTATCAACTATAATGGGGATAGGCAAGCTTTAAAACAAGCTGCTTATGCTGCTGCTTTTGCTGTTGATTCTGCTTATGCTTATGCTTATGCTGCTGCTGATTCTGCTGCTTTTGCTGATTCTGCTGCTGCTGATGCTGCTGATGCTGCTTATGCTGCTGCTGCTGCTGCTTTTGCTGATTCTGCTGCTGCTGATTCTGCTTATGCTGCTGCTGCCGATGCTCGCGCCTCAAATCAGCTGTCAACAGCAAACATTGTAAGGCAATACATCCCTATTGAAAAATGGAATATAAATATTTAAAGTCTTAATCTTCAAAACTGAAAACTAAATAAAATGAACAAAGTGAAAAGTTTGTACGAACAAATTAAAGATGGTGAAGTAACTAAAGTAGAATCTCCTGAATATGGGGTTAGCAAAAAATAGAACTATTAGATGATAAAAGTTATCATTTCCCAATAGTAGTTATTTATTCAGATAATAATGAAATAAGTTATAATGAGTATGGAACTATGTCATGTCTTTTTAGAATTACTGAAGAAGATATAGTACCGTATAAAGAGGAAATTGAGCTTGAAAAGAAACAAAATTCCCAATTAGTAAATTCTCTTTTTAACGTAGGTGATCGTGTTGAAGATAAGAACTTGAAGATAATAGGTACTGTTGTTTACATTTTAAAAAATGGTTTTTTAGTTGTAGAAAGGGAAGATTACCGCACTCTTTATTCTTGTGTTCCAGAGCATTGTACAGTAAAAACTTTATCTTTTGGTGATGTTGTAACTCTACTTGATTTTCCTAAAGGTGAAAACCGTGCTATTTTTATTGAGAACCATGATAGTCAAGTAGCAATAGTTCGTTACGGTAAAGACTTTATGCAAATAAGCATAAATGAAATTGAAAAAAGTTAAGAACATAAGAATGTTAAACAATAAAAATGCTTGAACTTTTCAAAAATTAATTTGGTAAATTGAAATTATCTTCTTAACTTTGTGTATAGATAGAAAAGAACAAAATTATGAAAAGACAAGATTATCAAAATGCATTCGGTTATTGGACAGTAGAAACTCCGAACGAAAAAGGCTCATTAGTGAAAAACTTAGGAACATTCCGAGGTTACATCGATGAAATTGCTTTGAATTTAGCAGATCAATGTCATTACAGTTTGGAATTCACAAAAGTCCCTGATGAGCACGTGGAAAACTTCAAAGTAAAGGCTTCAAGCGTAAACGTCATACTTGACATCCAGTCTGGTACATGGAACATGAGTAGTGATGAAAGGGTAAACTTCTTTCAAAAGATTTTAAAAGACCGGCCGACAACAGTTTCTGATGGACAGTATTACGCCAGCGTAACTTTACATAGTACACAATACTCTGAAGAAGATTTGTTACGAGAAAAAGCGCTGGCCAAGCTAACTCCGGAAGAAATCAAAGCTTTAGGAATTGCAAAATAAATTTTTGGTAAATTGAATTTTTCTTCTTATATTTAAGTATAAATCAAAAAAGAAATAAATCATAATAAGGTATGGAACAAAAAGAACTACAAGTAGGGGATGTGCTTTATCATGAAAGCAGGTGGCGGTCAATTGAAAAAGGGAAAGTTGAGGGAGTAACCAAAAAGTTAGCTTTACTCGATAACGGAACGATATTAAGCCGTTTTGAACAAGTGAAAGATAATCAAAAAGTGTTTATAGAGCATCGCAGCTTAGGAAAATGGCAATTAAAAACAGAGGAGTTAAAGCAAAAATTTGAACTTCAAGAAGCTAAGTTAAATACTCGAATTACCATTGCTCAGTTAAAAATTGATAATCTATCACTGGAGCAATGCAATGCCATTCTTTCAGCCATAACCGCTACAACAGGCGAATAACACATGAAACCAACTATTTACAGTGTAGTAACGCTACGTAGGCTTATACAGAAGAATCAATCTCGTGAATTAGGGGCGTATTACGGAAAATATGAATTTCGCGGCAAAGCCTTTCGCGAATTGAATAGATTTATCCTAGAACAAATAATGAATTGACCATTTATTCAATCACATAACCATCACATAAAATGAGCAAAACAACAACGTGGCACCCATCCAGCCACCTAGCGATGGTAGAGAAGTATTAGTGTACTCTCCAGAGGTAGACAGTGGCGAAAACATAAAAACTGGTCATCACGAATGGAGAAACAATGAATGGGTTGTAAAAGAATGGAACTATATGATTTCAGTAACCCATTGGTGCAATCTCCCCGAACCACCACAACTCTAACCACGCCAGCCGCACCGAAAGGGCGGCATTTGGCGGTGAAAACAATTAACAATATGACACCAGCATAAAAGGTATTATTAAAACAAAGACTTATAATCTTATAACTAAATAAAACTGTAACATGAACAAGTTTATTAAGGTAACATCAAATGAATGTCCTACTACTGAAATATTGGTAAACGTAAGAGAAATAGAACATATTTCTCGTAGGAAGGATTTTTCTTATACAAAAATTACGTTTACATCTCAGGAATATTGGAACGTGAACGAAACACCAGAAGAACTTCTAGTCCTGATTAATGGGACTGAGAAAAATGTATTTGACAGTGATTACCTTGAGGGATATAGAGATTGGTTAAAAGAACCAATATAATTTTGTCAGTAAAAATTGGTATTGTATATTTGCAATGCATTCTTTAGTAAAGGTCGCAGCTTACAATACGAATTAACTTAGTGTATTGAATCCTCTTCATACAAATATTTTATCATTAATGTAATCGCAAAAAGATTTTAAATGAACATTGTAAACCACGAGCCTATTATTCGAGTCTTTGTGAACGGCATTCAAATTACCTTTCCAAATCAATTCACTGTTTTAGTAAAGAATGGTATCGGCGCTAAATGCACGCAGCGTCAAGCACCTGAAGATTCGGCAGAGTTGTTTCTAGCTAAGCGTTTCGGCGGGGTTGGAAACCCAGACGTCGAGGTCGAAATTTACAGCCCGAAAAAAGAAAACATCACTGAAAAGTTTGGCGAACATGGATCGTTAGGGTTCGTAACACCGGTTGAATTAGTAAATTTATTGTATATAGTTTCAAGCTTAAGAAATGACGTTAAAGGAGTACCTGGAACTGGAAGAGGTGGATCGAAAGGAAGTGTGTCGTATAATTGATGAAAATCTTAAATTTGACATTACTTCCTTAGAAAATATAGATAAGTCTGTAATGGACGTTGAAACGTATTTCGAAGAGAGACGTCGTGAAAGAGAGAAAATTACCACAATTAATTGGCCAGAAAAGCTTTCTAGAAAAGAGTCTGTAATTTGCAGACTGAAGATGATGATAGAAATGTTAGTGTGTGCAGATCCGATTGATGAAGACGCTGAGACACTGAAAATAATTAGTGAAAGATTTATTAAATCTGTCATCAAAGAAACTTTTCAACAAAAGACTACAAAAGAAACAAAGTGGCCTGGCCTCGATCCTACGGGGGCAATTCTTTTAAACCATATATATTCAGCAGTTTATAAATTGTATGAAAAGAAATTTAAAATTTAATTGATAGATTCAATTGAATTCCATATTTTTATCAAAAGCAAAAACAAAATGTCAAACAAAGAAACAACGTCTTCCGGTTTAGGATTAGGAACAATTATATTTCTTATTTTCTTGGTATTAAAATTAACCAATCAAATTGATTGGTCATAGTGGTTGGTAACCTCTCCATTATGGATTCCAATCATTGCAGTAGCAGTATTTACTATCGTGACAATCATTGTCGTAGTATCAAAAAAGCATTAAGTTAATCATTAAAATAAAACACATGTATTACACAACACGCGTTCAACTAGAATATGAAACAGACAAAGGAGCTACTAAAAAGAAAACAGAAACTTACCTGGTTAAGGCAGAATCTGTTACAGATGTAGAAGCCATAATTCATGAAAAATTCTCTGGTTATACCATGGGCTTCGAAGTAACTTCGACCACAGCTTCTCGAATTTTAGACGTTTATTCAGCAGACTAATCAACACATTTATTATGGCAAATATTATAAGAAAAAGAAAGTTTTCCAATAACCAGATAGTAGTATTTCGATTCGGCGAAAGGAATTTGGTAGGTAAGATTTGCGATGTTAAGCAGGTAGGAAAGCGAAGCTTTATCTACGATGTTAAAGGTGAAGATGGTATAATCTATGAAGAATTAGGAGTTGACACTATAATGAATCACACTATAGATACTTACAAAACAAAACTTTTCTATAAAAAGTATAACATCAGTGAAGATCGTATTCCTGAAATAGAACAGGAAGATGCTGAGCTGGGAGATTCAATAGATTCTGAAACTGAAGAAGTTGCAGAAACTTCATCTAAGACTGATGAAGAAACATTATTTTCTGACGAAGATACCGATCCAAATTGGTAGTTTCAAAAGACTTCTATATATTTATATAGAAGATATTTGGGGGTGACTGGTTTTGACAGCAGCTCGAAGTTTTAAATTGATGCAAGCAGTCTAGGTAAAGACTATAATCTATCTAAAAACAATAAATGCAAACGAAGTAGAATTATCTACTTGGACTTTCGAAGACGCTATGGCGTTCGTTAGTGCTGAATCAATGGTTCACGCATAGTCCATCGGGTCGTAGCACATACACCTAGGAACAGAAGTGCTATTATGGGTCACAGGTCAGAGCCCAGCTAAAATAATTCTGAGACCAGGTTGTTTAGAAGTAGGGTTCCCACATACATCAAACTTCATATTTTGTCTAGTTAGAAAACGAGAATAAGCTTGTGAATGACTTTTAAGCGTAGATTGTTTGGACTCGGGGTTCGATTCCCGACACCTCCACCAATGCAACCGAGTAAGAACGGTTCGACTTTTATATTACATAGGAAGGTCTTAAATGACCTTTCTATTTTTAATCTGCATTTAAAAATAAAGTTATGGCAAAATTTAAAGTAGGCGACAAAGCTTACAAACCTAACGGGTATAAATTCCCTTGCACAATAGTGTCTGTATTTACTACAACGTCTGGCGAAACTCGAATAGTTGCAGAAATGGATGAATACAACATGCTTCACATTTTCAATGAAACTCAATTAGAGCCCATAGCTGCGAACCCGAGCACCGGTGTTTGTTCAGAACCTCTGACTTTAGAACAACGTGAGAATTATTGGTTCAACAACATGAAACCGAATAGTGATATCGTTGAACAGTTTGATACATTTTCTGCATCATCACGCAAAACATATCTTGATAAATTAAATGTTCCAGAATCAATATACAAATACATACATGAACTTAGAGAAAAATACGAAAATGAATAACATACAACTTAATACACCTGAAGAAATAGATAAATTCTTAGATGAGGTAAAATCTATAGACTTTTCATTTGCTATCATGGCTATAAGAAATTGGTCTAAACAGCAATCAGAAAGATTACTAAGTATGATTAAAAACTGCAAAAATAAATCATGAATCAATTAGATTTAGATTATCAAGCGCTATTAAAAGACATTTTAGAAAATGGCGTGGAGAAAAAAGATAGGACTGGTACAGGGACATTAAGTGTTTTTGGGAGACAAATTAGGCATAAGTTTAAAGACGGAAAATTTCCCTTACTCACAACAAAGAAAATGCATTGGAAATCAATAGTTACAGAGCTTCTGTGGTTTTTACGTGGAGATACAAATATCAAGTACCTTGTAGAGAATGGATGCCACATTTGGGATGGGGATGTGTATAAGAACTACCTAAAGGAGACTGAGCGTTTTGGGGAAAAATGGCAATTAACAAAAGAAGAATTCATCGAACGAATCAAAACCGACTCTGAGTTTGCAACGAAGTGGGGTGAGTTAGGACCTGTGTATGGGGCTGGTTGGCGTAGATGGGGCGGTAAATCAGATGACAAACTTTACGAAGATTATTTGAAAAAAGTTAAAGAAAAGTAGTATTTTTCCATTTATTACTATATTTATATATAGTAAACAATGGTAATTATGGACTACAAAAAAATACACGACAACCTTATTGAGAGAGGAAAAAATAGAAAATTAAATGGATATGTTGAAAAACATCACATTATACCAAAATGTATGAACGGGACAAATGAACCAAATAATTTAGTGGAATTAACTGCAAGAGAACATTTTTTAGTTCATTGGTTATTACACGAAATGTATCCAGAAAATAGTGATTTAAGGTATGCTTTTTGGTCAATGTGTCGTAATTCAGACAACCAACAAAGGTATAAACCATCTTCGAGGATATATGAATATGCTAAACATAAAATGTTAGAAATATGGCAAAAGTTTAAACCGTCAGATAAACAAATAAATTCTATTAAAGAAAGTTTAACTGGCACAAAATGGTATCATAAACCAGATGGAACTAATTTGAGAGCATTTCCGACTGACCCAAAAATTAGTGATGAAGGATGGTTACATGGTAGGTTTGGTGGTAAATCAATTTCTGATAAGGCTAATAAAGTAAAAGAGAAGAAATATAAAGGAAAGAAATTACCTTCAACCTCAAACAAAAAATGTTCAATAGATGGTGTTGAATTTGAATCGGCTAAGACAGCTGCGGATTATCTCAATATGAATGAGTATTCTATTAGATGGATTCTACAAGGCAGAGGTCGCTCAGAAAAACACAAAGAGAAATATAAAAATTGGTTCTATATAAATTAAATTTTATGAATTATAAACGTGAAGATGGGACACCTTTCTCAAAAGAAGAGTTCCTACATAAACTAAAGACAGATAAAGAATTTAGCGATAAGTTTGGTAGCAAAGGAATAGACCAAATCCAAAACCTAATCAACCTACTTAAAACAAATCCAGATGATAGAGGTATAATTGTATCAGCGTGGAACGTGGGAGAGCTCGACCAGATGGTACTTCGCCCATGTCATAACTTTTTCCAGTTTTATACGAGAGAAATTCCATGGTATAACGATTTAACTACAATAAAAAATGCATATGTTAAATGGAGCCTTTATAAGTTTAAAGACGTGCCATATGCTGGGGATGCTAAAGCAGACACAATTGCAGCTGCTGACAAAATATTTACAATAGGTTGGCAAGAAAGACCCGACCCATTTACTGGAAAGCCGTTAATAGAGCTTGAATGTTTTTCATCTATTCCCAAAAGAGCAATCTCACTCATGTGGAATCAACGCAGCGTCGACACACCATTGGGGTTACCTTTTAATATAGCCTCATACGCTCTATTGTTGGAGATTGTTGGTAAAATGGTTAATATGGTGCCCGATGAATTGATTGGAACTTTGGGTGATACTCACATCTACCTTAACCAAATTGATGGCGTTAAAGAACAGTTAACAAAAGAGCCATATGAATTACCAACACTTAAGATGGGTAAATCTGATGCTTTTTATACGTCATTATCTGATGATTTATCATTACTGGATCAGTTAGATCCGTCAGACTTCACGATTGAAAATTATCAATCACACCCAGCAATAAAAGTTCCTTTGTCAAACTAGCCATATTTATTGGTATGACAGAGATTATTTTTTGTATTGTATTTATTATATCGACTCTCATGTACATATTCTTTCAAGCAAAGATGTACATGAGAGATTTTCAGTCTTGGCGTGTTATCAATTGGGCATTGTTCTTCATCACTATTACTTTGTTTGCAGCAAATTTATTCAGCTACATCAGTCGTATTTGGTAAATTCAAAAGATTTAAATAAATTTATTGTATGAAAGTTGATGCTCTATTCATATCAGATGTGCACTTAGGATCACGTGGTTCGCAATCAGAAAAATTGTTAGAAACACTTAAGATGTACGAACCTAAATTTCTTTTTATAGTCGGCGACTTTATTGATGGTTGGCTACTTAAGAAAAGACACTATTGGAAACAGGGATACACCAATTTAATTAGGAAAATTCTCAAGCTTTCAAAAAACGGGACCAAAGTAATTTACATTACAGGAAATCACGATGAGTTTCTTCGTCACTACACTCCTTTAAATTTCGATGTAAATATTGAAATTGTTGATGAATATATATGGGATGGGCATCTCATATCACATGGAGACTTGTACGATGGCGTAATGAATTTGAAATGGTTAGCACATTTAGGTTCTTTCGGATATGAAATTGCGATACGATTAGACCGTCTGATGAAGAGATTTGGTTACAAAAAGTCGGTATCTAAATGGGCTAAGGACAATGTGAAAAATGCAGTAAAGTTCATTACTTCGTTTGAAACACAAATGGTTTATCAAGCTAAGAAGCGTGGTTGCAAAGGAGTTATTTGCGGACACATTCACAAGCCTGAAGATAAAATGATAGATGGTATTCGCTATTTGAACTGTGGCGATTGGATAGAAAATAATAGTTACATAGTTTGCACAGATTATCAATATAAAGTTATAAGTTATGAGAAAGATTTACCTAGATGATGTAAGAACCCCGACTGAAACTGGATGGGTTGTAGTTAGAAATTTTGCTGAGTTTCGTCAACGCGTTGAAGAAATTGGTTTGATAAATATTGAAATTATTTCCTTAGATCATATGATCGCGGTCCTGAATCAATGGCAGAATATTTCAACAATGTTGCACCGAATTACACTTTGAATTACGAGAACATTCCAAATGAAAAAACTGGTTTAGATTGTGCAAAGTGGTTGGTACAACATTGGTATGACCATTCAGACGGCGGGAATATACATTTTCCAAAAGTGTATACGCACTCTGCAAATCCTATAGGTTCTGCAAATATAATGGGTTACATCAACAATTTCCACATGAACCGTAGGGCTGCACAATCTTGCATTAGAGTACAAATTCCACATTCTGTAAAAGAAAATTAATGGATTCGATATTACATATCATTGGTCTCTGTCCGGACCACACCTCGCATATATCTATACTAGATTTTTTATCAATGTTTAGTGTTTCAGAATTATATTGTAATATTCAAATGATTTACTTACATTTAAGTATAAGGTTAAAGAATTTAATGACATGGAAGATGTAAGAGGTAAACACCATATCGACACTGTAAAGTGGATTTGTAAAGTAATTGAATCTTGTACAACCCCTAAGCAATTAATTGCATGTAGGAAGCTGACACTTACTTTGCTTTGATTACAGAAATGCGTTCTGCATTGTACTGTAAAAATTACGAAAGATTAAAAAATTAAAAAAAGATGAAAGTATTATTTCTTGACCATGATGGTGTAATTTGTTTACAGTCGGAATGGGGTGGTAGAGTTGACAAAGAACGAGAAGGATTGGATTCAGTGTTTGATGATTTCAATGAAAGCGCGGTTAAAGTTTTAAATGAAATTATTGACGCAACTGACTGTGAAATTGTCGTTTCCTCGGACTGGCGACACTATGCTACCTTAGAACAGTTGCAGGAACTGTATCGCGTACGCGGTATTAATAAACAACCAATCGGTTGTACAGAAGACTTTAGCTGGTCAGAAGCTACCTCAGAAGCTTCTCGAATTCAGGAAATTGAAAAATGGATATTTGAACATAAGGAAATCACCGCCTGGTGCGCTGTTGATGATATGGACTTAGCAAATTCCATTTCAATTGACACCGGCGAACCAATTGGGTTGTCGTGTTTTGTAAAAACGCCGAATTCCAAAGAGGGTTTGAAACAATCAGGCAAAAAAGAAAAAATTGTACAATTCTTAAATATAAAATAGAAATATTCAATATTTTAGCAGATTGAATTAATTTACTTATCTTTAAGTATAGGAAAAAGAAAATAGAAAATAATGGAAAATTTAAACTCAGTAGCATTTGTTGCTAGAATTACAGAAATCAAGCCGATACCAGGCGCTGATAACATCGAGCAGGCTATGGTAGGTAGTTGGTCTTGCATTATCAAGAAAGGCCAGTATACAGAAGGCGGTTTAGTAGTTTGTGCAACCACAGACTCGGTAATACCAGAAGCATTGGCCGAAAAAATGAACGTAACAAATTATTTGCGTTCAGGCAATCGTGTTCGAACAATCAAGCTTCGTGGTGTGTATTCAGAATGTTTGATAATACCTTTCATGTACACTGAAATGGAAATGTCAAAACTGAAAGAAGGTATGGATGTGATGTCATATATGGGCATTGTAAAGTACGAAGCTCCAGTAAAACAAATACAGCTGGCATCGGGTAAGAAAGTACGATACTCTGAAAATCCTAACTTTACAGTGTATTATAAGTTCCCGAACATGAAAAATGTAAAGGGAATGTTCGAAGATGATGACCTTGTACAAATAACACGTAAAATACACGGCTCAAATGCCCGTTATGGAATTGTTCGAAAGAATAAATTTACTTTCTGGGAAAAAGTAGCGAAGTTTTTTAGGTTGGCCAACAAATGGTCTGACTATGAGTTTGTAGTTGGTTCGCACAATGTTGAAAAAGGTTCTGATTCTCAAGGATATTACGATGCTAATATTTGGTATGATATAAACAAGAAGTATCTTATTAAAGAGCGTCTTTGGAATTATGTGCAACTACAAATGAGTCCTGAAAAGATAGGATCTGGTGTTATTCTGTATGGCGAAATTTTCGGAGCAGGAGTTCAAAAGAACTATGATTACGGTCTTAAGACTATTGAATTTGTTGGATTTGATTTTGTGGTAAATGGTGTTTATCAAACCCCGGAAGACACAAAACGTATAGTCTTAGGAGGATTAGTATTACCGCACGTCGAAGAACTTTACGTCGGTCCGTGGCGCCAGGACATACAGGACAAGCATGTGTTCAATAACTTTATTCCAGGTACAAAGGTACCGCATGAAGGAGTTGTAGTAAAAGCATACACCGGCGAAAGGCAGAAAATAGCTAAGGTGATCAACCCAGATTATCTTATCTATGGAGAAAAGAATGATGTTAGCGACGGTCATTAATAATATTGGTTAGAGAGTGACTGTTGCTGCTGAATCAAGCTCTATAGGCAAATGTGGAACTCTCAAATTTGGTCAGGTAGCGCAACAGGTAGACGCAATCGGTATCATAGATGAGAGGGTGTTGCCGGTTCGAATCCGGTCCTGACCACAAAAATAAAAGTTATGAAACTAAAACTAACAAAAACCGGCCCGAATATTTGGTTTACATCAGATACTCATTACAGTCACAAAAATATTTGTCGAGGAGTTTCTGAATGGACAACAAATCGATTCACTCGAGATTATCCAAATTTGGATAAAATGAACGATGTGATTGTAAACAACATCAATGCAGTTGTTCAGCCAGACGATATACTGTTTCACCTAGGCGACTGGTCTTTCGGCGGAATTGAAAATGTTTCCAAGTTCCGAGAGAGAATCTCTTGTCAAAATGTGCATTTGATTTTAGGTAATCATGACCACCACATCAAGAAAAACACCAACAATTTACAGGACTTGTTTGCATCTGTTAATCAAATGTTGACTGTACAGATAGCAGTGGACCGATCCCCGAAGCTAATAGCCGACTCTAGATATGAGTTGACTCTATCCCATTTTCCAATAGCTTCTTGGGAAAATATGAACAAAGGAGCTATTCATTTACATGGTCACGTTCACTTGCGTAGGAACCAGCGTTTGCATGACGGAAAGTCCATGGACGTTGGCGTGGATGGAAATGACCTGCACCCACACAATTTGCGTGACATCTTGTCTATAATGGAAAAGCAGCCAATAGCAAAGCTTACACTTCCAAAAGACCATCACGAGGAAGAAATGTAGAAAATTTTTTATATGTAAAAGAAATATTCGTAATTTCAATTGAAAGTATTTGGAATTACGAGTATTTCTCCATACATTTATGTATAGGTAAAAAGAAATAGAAATATGTTAGCAGAACTTCGCGAATTGCGTGTCATAGTTGATGACCTTAACTCAACCAATAGCACAAATGATAAAAAAGTCATTTTAAGCAAGTACAAAGACAATGCATTTTTCAAGCAGATATTGTTTTACACTTACAATCCATTTTACCAGTACTTTGTGACACCGGCATCGCTGGAAAAGCGTTACAATGATGATCTGGGCAAGGCAGGAAAAAAATACCGTGACCTTTTCCAACTTTTGGACGATCTTCGTTACAGGAAAGTTACCGGTCACACTGCTATACAAGCTGTGAACGACTTTGTATATGAATTTGAGCAGTACAAAGACTTGATTTACAAAATCATTGGCAAGGATTTGGAAATTAGGATGGGCGATTCACTCATCAACAAAATTATTCCAAACCTTATACCTACCTTTGACTGTGCACTTGCTGCAAATTTCGAAGACGTCGATGTAGACTTTGTTACAGATAAGTGGTTTGCTTCTCGCAAGCTCGACGGCTGTCGCTGTTTGGTAATTGTGAACTCAACAGGAAATGTATCTTGTTGGTCACGCCAAGGCAATCAGTTCGAAACACTTGAAAAAGTAGAACAAGCTGTTAAGAAAATGTCTTTGAAAGGTGTGGTTTTCGATGGAGAAATTTGCCTGGTAGATGAAAACGGTAATGAAGACTTCCAGTCAATCATGAAACAGATACGTAAAAAAGACCATCAAATTGTCAGTCCAAAGTATTTGATATTTGACCTCATTCCGTTGAAGGATTTTGAATCGAAAAAAGGCTCTACACCATACTCCGATCGGTATGACGCATTGTGTGAATTAGTTGGTATGTATAACAACACGCTGCAAATTGTTACACAAACTGTTATAGAAAATGCTAACCAATTCACATCTATGATGGAGACAGCAGATTCGAAAGGGTGGGAAGGACTTATGCTTCGTAAAAATGTTGGATATGAAGGTAAGCGTAGTAAAAACTTGGTTAAGTGTAAGTCATTCCAAGACGCGGAATACACCGTAACTGGGTATGAAATAGGCCCTTTCAGGATGATTGAAAATAATCGAGAAATAACCAAAGAAGTTTTGTCGAATGTGGTTATCAAACATAAAGGCAATGAAGTTTCTGTAGGATCTGGATTTACTATTGAAGAACGTGAATATTTTGCCGAACATCCTGAAGAAATTGTAGGCAAAGTCATCACAGTTAAGTATTTCCAGGAAACCGTAAATAAGTCCGGAAAGTACAGTTTACGATTCCCAACAGTGAAAGTTATACACGGGAATTCCCGCACTGTATAATGATTTTTGGTAAAGTCAAAAAGTTTAATTAAATTTAAGTACAATCAAAATAAAATAAACATGTATTCATCAAAAACATCAATTTCAAATCAAATGTTGTTGTCGCCACACACAACTACTAGAAGTACAACAGAATTTGAAGTAATATTGTCGAATAAAGAAATTGACAAAACTTCAGACGTACAGAATACGAAACTTACAAACAAGATACCATCGATGTTAAATCGGCTATCAGAAACAAAAACGAATAAAGAATATGAAATAATATTTAAGGCTTTTTCTTGTCTATTAATCGTATTTCTTTATGTTATAATTTTTTATATTGTTTCAAACATATAGTATGGAGAATTTTTTTAACAGCTTTACATGGAAAGTTTTACTCTTTATCATGAAAGTTATCGCAGTTTTCATTTCAATCGACTTCGCATTTTTCATGATGAATCGAGATAATACCATTTCGTTCGTAGCTGGTATTTTGCTTGCAATCGCAACAATAGGCGTGTTTATCGAACACATAAAAAACAATTACTTTAAAAACAAATAAAAATGAAAAAGTTAATGTATGTGCTAGCTCTCGCACTGTCTTTGAGCTCAATGATGACAATGCAGTCTTGCAAGCGCATTGCGCCGACAGAAGCTGGATTTCGAATTTCAAACTCAGGAACTTACCGCGGTATAGATTCTCTTCCACTTTTGACCGGATGGCAGTTTTATTTTCCAGGACAAAGTCAAATTGTAACAATACCGACTACAATGCAGCATGAAGTTTGGACCGATTCAAAAGATGAAGGCCAGGATGGTATGCAAGCAATCACTATAGCCTGCCAGGGCGGCGCTGGCTTCCGTATAGATGTTGGTCTTAACTACCACGTGGATGCGAACAAAGCGGCGCATATTTATTTGAAATGGCATAATGATAACCTTTCTGTAATTACTAATCAGTATATTAAGAACGTAGTTCGCGGTTGTATGCAAGATGTTTCGGGTCACATCACAGTAGACTCTATTCTAACAAACTTGCCTGCATTTGAACATGAAGTTGCTGCAAATGTTGCAACAAAGCTGTCCGCAGACGGTTTCATTGTCGACGGATTTAATATCACTTCACAACCTCGCCCAACAGATGCTGACCTGCAAGCTTCTATCAATAACAAAGTCAAGGCTAAACAAGATGCAGAAACTTCTGTAATGGAGTTGCAGAAATCTATAGCAGAAGCAAATAAAAAGATAGCTGATGCCCGAGGTGACTCTGCATCTAAAGTAATTGCCGCTGCAGGCGAAGCGCGGGCAATACAGTTAAAGCAGCAGGTAGTTACTCCAGTATATGTTGAGTATATCAAAGCTAGCACATGGGATGGTAAGTTACCAAATGTAATGACCAGCTCCGGTGGCACAATGTTGAATATATCAGCTAAGTAATAAAACGGCAATCTGTGTAACGCTCAGTGGCTAGAGCTCCGGATGAAATATGTCGGGTGCGAGGGTTCGACTCCCTTCACAGATTCTTAAAATTTAAAAAAATGAAGATATTACTAATAGTATTAGTAGTTTACATCGTAAGTGTGCTACGAGCTCGTAAATGGCTGCAAAAAGCGCATTCAGAAAGCGGCATATATTCTGGATTGACACCCAATGGCGGCGACGTTTTTATAGTACTATTTCCATTACTTAATACAGTGTTTGCTATTATGATGATATTTTTACCACCATTGTGTGACCATAAAACAATAGACTGGGGCGAGTTTTTCAATATTAAAAAATAATTAATATGAAAAAGATACTAATTGCATTGTGTATAGCATTTGCTAGTTTAAATGTAAACGCACAAAATTACATTGCAGTTTCAACTACCTTGTATACCAATCCCGGAACATTTGCAGCAAAGGCGTCTCCTGCTATTGAGATAGGTAAACAGTTAGGTCCACTATCTGTTGGAATAGATGTTGGAAAAACGAACTGCTCTCCTGTACGTGGCAAGGACACTACAGTGTATTTTGAACTTCGTCCAAACTTAAATGTGTTTCAACAAGGAAAATTTACCAACACATTGACAATTGGAGTTGGCGCAGTTCCATTTAGCACTCAATCAATGATGGGAGAGCTAAGTTATGGTATTGAATATGCAATGTCAGATATCGTTCACTTAAATGTTAACTTTGGCCAGTATTATTTCAGTGGCACGAATGTGAGTAGTTCTGCAACATATTTTGGAATTAATATTATAAGATATTTCAGTACGAAAAAGAAATAATATATGTAAAAGAAATATATCAAATTAATTTTGAATATATTTGGTAGATTGAAAAAGTCTACTTACATTTATGTATAGACAATAAGAACATGGTAAAGACAGCAACGGTATCGCAAGTAGGTAAATTTTTCAAAGTAATCACAAATACCGGAGAAGATATATCCAATCAAATTGAGCGTCCAATGCGTAAAAAAGCATTGGAGTTGGGCAAGGAATTAGAATTTGACACACAAAATTCGTGCTGGAAAATATCTGGAGTGCAGAGTACCAGTACACCAGTACCGATGAAAAAAGCCGCGGATACGAAGAAGGCCGCTATTGAAAAAATAGAGGAAGAGATTGTATCTCAAACAAAAGTAAAACGTCAGCGCAAAGTGTATGACACTGTGGAAATGCCTAAACCGAAATTTGAACCAGGTGATTTGGTAACTGTGGAATTTATCGGGTCAAGACGCCAAGTAGTTCTTTCAGAAATTAAGCGTAATCCACAAAATATAAATCGTTGGATTTACACAGGTATTGAAGTTGGGACTGGCACTTCAATACCATACATCGGTATCAATGATTCGGAACCGTTCGCAAACATTGTTGAAGAAAAAGTAGAAGAATAATTTGAATTTCTCAAAAGAATAACTTATCTTTAAGTATAAGTAATTAGGTCAGGTGGTGGAAACGGCAGACACGATGGTTGGTTAAAAGAGGGATGTATTCTAAACCGAACCCAGTAAAATGGGCTACCCGTTGAATATCATATACAGTTTCGAACCCTGGACTGACCACAAAATTAAAAAAAAACTATATATTTATATTATAGTAAATGAAGAAATGCTGCTGTGGCGAAATTGGTAGCACGCGAGGGACTTAAAATCCCTTGGGCAGCAATGCCCGTGTCGGTTCGACCCCGACCAGCAGCACTTTAATATTAAAGTTATGAAACAACCAAAAGAAGTCATAGTCTTAGATTGTGATGAAAAACGCCTGTACAACTTGCCGGATACACCTGTAAAGTGTAAGATACAAGAACGTGAGAAATACGACAATTCAAAGGTCGTGTGTGTTTATAACCCGTCGTATACTTTAGAAAACTCTGAAACAGAACCTAGAATTCTAGCTTTGTGTGAAGGGGAGTATGAAGTAACAGACTGGACTAAAGATTAATTGTATGAAAAAGAAAATTTTAATGTTTGCTTCTGCAGGTATTTTGTCTTTGGGTTGTACGTCTTTCTACGCAAATCCTAGTATTACCGAAACGTTATCAGCAAACGGGATAGAAGTATCTGATTCAACACCATCAGTTGTTATGTACAACAGTATTGTAAAATATGCTAATATGTATGAAGTTCCGAAGGAATATGCGTTTGCTTTAGCTTATCAAGAGACCAGATACAAAGGACCTGCAGATGTAAAGTACAAACATATCATCGCATCTCCTTCAGGAGCTTTAGGCCCGATGCAAATTACGTATTCCACAGCAAAATTATTTGTTGAAGATGGCGAAATTTTAAATAAAAAGCTTCTTAAGTCAGATATTGATTTAAATGTGAAGATTTCAATGCGTATTCTTCGTGCTTTGAAAGACAAGTATGGTACGTGGGGCAAGGCATTCGGGGCGTACAATACCGGAAAACCAATAGTTAACAGCTATTCGAGAAAAATTTTAAAGAAATCATATACTTGGGTAATGTTTTCAAAGCCAGGGGCATATATATTATAGAACAGAAGTTAAAAATGAAAAACTTTAGACTACATAACATACTTAACATTGTCGATAGTAATATCACAGTCCCTGCTACGTGGGGATCGATTGGCAATCGCAAGTATCAGTTTACATGTATTCCTAGGGTAAATATTAGTTAATTCACTATATATTTAATATATTTCAAAATATTTGACCCTCGGTAACACAAAATACCGGGGGTTTTTTAATGCGTATTAACCCCGTTTTTCGCCTGTAACAGTGAAAGTAGTATATATAATAAGGCGTTGATATTAGATTAAAAATTATTCAAGTATTTTCAAATTGATTTGGTAGATTGGTTCAAATTACTTAACTTTAAGTATAGAACAAATAGACACAGAACATGAAAGACTTATATAGTATATTAAGAAATGCGGGATTATCAATTGACACAGCATGCGATGTAATAGACATTCTTAGACCAGTACTTAATGATTTATATATTCAAGTCGAGAATGGTTTTAAACCACCTGAGACAGAAAATTTTCCGTATCCAGATGATTTAAGAGAGCTTGAAATTGATAAATTTATTAATACCGGTTCTATAAATTAGATTTGGTAAAACGAAATAAATGTCTTAACTTTAAGTATAGAACAAAAAGAACATTGTATGGCACAGAAAGTATAGGTCAATTTGCAGTAACTAAAGAATGGGCAAGACATCTCAGGAAATGGGGTAAGAAAGCGTTTTGGTCTACAGAAAGAACAAAAGCCAAAAGAAATTTAGAAAAAAGTTTGGATTAATCAAAAGGTTTCTTTAAATTTAATAAAGGAAGAAACAATATGAGGACATTGAAACAAATGTTGAACATGATATTCAACCACGAAATTTGGTTTGTATGTAAATATTGCGGACTGGAGTTTGACTATAGAAAAAATGAGTATTGTGATACATGTGGTAAAAGAAATTAAAAATGGACTTGTAGCTCAGAGGCAGAGCGGCACCCTGTTAAGGTGAGGGTCGGGATTTCGAAATTCCCCTAGTCCGCTTAATATACTCGTAAAAATAAGGTAGTATATTAGATATGATATTTAGAATATATTGGTTGTCAGAGGACAGTTTGTGTTTGGTAGTCCACAAATTTTTTATTCTTTTATGAGAGAAATAAAAAAAATATATAGGGTCGACACTATATATGAAAAATGAGACACTTTATATTCTAAATTAATTTAGATTATGTATTTGTTTAAAGTTTGATATTGCTTTAAGGTAATAATAAATATCCGACCGAGTGTGGCGTAATCACACTCAAATTGACGCAACGCTAAAGTTGGAGAGTTAGGACGGTCTGTAAAACCGTTGCCGAATGGCTGAGTAGGTTCGAATCCCACTTGCGTCACTTATGAAAATACGACATTCATTAGGCAACAAAAGTCTAATGTAATGAAAGCAAACAAAATTTTAGCAGAAACGACGGATTCTCTTACTTACAAGCTAGCCTTTAGAACTAAAGAACTTCTTGCTTGTCCTTTGTGTGGGCCGAATAAAGGATGTAATAGAAGACGCAAGCAAATGCAAAGAAATTGGAAGAAATTCCGTAAAACAAAATTTAAATTGAAACGAAAACAACAGAGACACTCTGAGTAGAACATAATAAAAATTATGCGTTCGTGGCTTAATAGGTAGAGCACCTGGCTTTTAACCAGGGGGTCGCAGGTTCGAACCCTGTCGGACGCACATTTAAATTATACGTTGATGGTGAAATGGTATCATTACAGTCTCCAAAACTGCAGTTGTAGGTTCGAGTCCTGCTCATCGTGCATAAAAGTCCTTAATGGTGTATCATCCACCCCAGACGTGGGGTTAAATTGCACAGCGACTTATAGTCGATGGTGATCGGTATGGAATCCGATTTAAGGCAAGTTATTTAAAATCCAGATTGGCTCAGTGGCGACAGCACTTACCTTGTAAGTAAGAATACAAACACCGGGGGTTCGAGTCCCTCATCTGGATCTTTTACATAGTGACGTAGCTCAATTGGTTAGAGCACTTGCCTGATACGCAAGAGGTTATGAGTTCGAGTCTCATGGTCGCTACTTTAATACGAGAGGTCGGGCAGGTGGCTATACCCGCGTGCTTCGGGAGCACGATATCGCTGGTTCGAATCCAGTTCTCTCGACACTACGGGCGTGATGCGATGGCAAGCAGTCCTCACTTGCAATGAGGTATTTTTCGGTTCGATTCCGACACTGTCCACAAAAGTATTTTTTGTTTATTCAAAAGAAATACTTAAATTTATAATGTAGAAAAAGAAGCGGAATTAAGGGTTACTTCAAAATCAATCTTCCAAATCGATAAAAACAAACACTCTTAGTAGTATTTCTCTTTTTCTAAATTTAGTTCCTTAGCTCAGTTGGTTCAGAGCAATTGCCTTACAAGCAATAGGTCATAGGTTCGAATCCTATAGGGACTACTTAAAATCAATAATAATCCATGCGTCTCTCAACTGAGGATTATGAACACAGATTACACCAGAGGGATTTGTAGTCCGCGGTTGATAAAAATGTTGTCGGAACGTAACTCCAAAACCTATCGAATAGGAAATGTGTTAGGGGATGACAGCTCCCGCGGTAGTAGCTCAATTGGTAGAGCACTGTCCTTCCAAGTCGGGAGTTGCAGGTTCGATCCCTGTCTACCGCTCCAATAGAGTTTTTATCCGTGCACGGTTCTCTTATAAAAAACCGAGGACACCTGCTCTCAAAGTGTTACGGTAGCACATATGGATTTGGCCCATATAGCCTTGGTTCGACCCCAGGTGAGAGTACAATTTACTGCTTTGAAGTTGAATAGTGAGATGAGTTAATTTCTATAGGTCAATTCACTGGATGAAAATTCTGTATAAACTCACAGCTATTACAGTAGCGTTATTCAATGAAAGAGATATACACTTCATGCGTCGTGAAGCCTCTATATTCTCTTCTGTAAAAGAGACAGTAAAATAAAATTGGTAGGGTGTGCAAGTGGTCAAAAGCGACTAGTCTTGAAAACTAGTGTGGTGTCAAAGCCCCGTGGGTTCGAATCCCACCCCTACCGCAACAATTATTTGGTGATGAAGCTAACTAGGTAGAAGCGCAAGACTGAAAATCTTGAGGAATTGGTTCGATACCAATCGTCACCACATTAAATAGTCCAGAGGTCAAACGGTTAAGATGCCACATTGTCACTGTCGGCGGAGCGGGTTCAACTCCCGTCTGGACTGCAATTATAGCACCTTTAGCTCAATTGGTGAGAGCAACGCGCTCATAACGCGGAGGTTATAGGTTCAAATCCTTTATGGCGCACATTTTATTTTGTAAATCCAAAAGATTTACTTATCTTTAAGTATAGCAGTTAAAAAATAGAATATGAAAAAGATTGTAATTTTCGAAGACGTTATTAAAGAACTTCCGTCTGGTACAGTTAGTAAGAACAGGGTTGTATTGCGATCGATTACGCCAAATGCAAGTTTTTGCGGTTTCACAAAAAATGGTGCAGTGATCGACTCGGAAGTACGTAAATTGTGTTCATATCTTGAACCAAAATTTACTGGTTACTACATATCGTAGCAATCACATATGGTGACTGTAGTGTAATGGTAGCACGAGAAGTTGTGAACTTCTTAGAAAGGGATCGAAACCCACTGTCACACAAAGTAAGGTAGGCGAATTTTGGTAGTTGTACCTGTTTTCTAAACAGCGTAACGTAAAAGCTTCGAGAAGCCGTTTAAATCATCTTACACAAAATGCCCCGTTGGTGGAACTGGTAAACACGCCGCACTTAGAATGCGGAGCTCCGGCATTAGGGGTTCGACTCCCCTATGTGGTACATTTTAAAAATAGTTGGCATCATAGTATAACGGATAGTACATGGAGCTTCTACCTCCAGAATCCAGGTTCGAGTCCTGGTGGTGTCTCAAAAAATTATCTATATATAAGTATGACTATTGTTTTTTTCATTTTAACTTTAAATGAGTGTTGAAAATTTCAAATATAAAAAGACTTTATAGCTCAACTGAATAGAGCACTTGGCTACGAACCAAGAGGTTGTAGGTTTGAATCCTGCTAAAGTCGCAATTTGGGCAATTGGCTGAGTGGTCAAAGGCGCTGGTCTGCAAAATCAAACAATCATTGGTTCGAATCCAATATTGCCCTCAAGATTGGAAAATCGCAATAATTATATATGTAGAAAAAAAGTTTTATGGTCCGGGCATTCAAAAGTTTAACGAACAGACAAAGTGTAGATTTAATTCCATATATTCAAAAGTATCTGTTGGAAAATACAGAGACTGAAATATTCATTGGGTGCGATTCTCAAAATCATGGACGTATAACTTCATTTGCTACGGTTATTGTGCTGCATAATAAAGGTAGAGGCGGACACGTTTTATATTCTCAGGATTCAATCCCTAGAACTAAATCAGGACGTCAAAACGCAAAGACTGAAGTTGAATTTCAAAGACTTTGGTCTGAAGTTGAAAGGTCGATAGAAACTGCTGAATATTTAAAGTCACATAACATCAAGCGTCCGACATTCATCGACATTGACTTGAATCCAGACCCACAGTTCAAATCGAACCAAGCTCTTCGGGCTGCGTTAGGATATGTTGAGTCTTTAGGTTATGTTGTAAGATGTAAACCCGATGCTGTTTCCGCAACATATGTTGCAGATAAATTGTGTAAATAAATTTTGAATTAACCAAAAGGTTATCTTATATTTAAGTATAAAGAAATTGATGTTGAAAAAGTAAATTGTAAGTATGTTGAATGGGACACTGCCAGAACCCAATAAAAGATAGTTCAACGAAAGCAATTGAAAGACAATGGCGCATCGGGTAACTCACTGGGCTGCAACCCACACCGAGTGTGAGAGGTCAATACCAACAACCTCCTTTATCCCGAAATGGTAAGAAGTAAGGTCAATGCATCAATTTCTGTCCGAGTGGCCAAATTGGTTAAGGCACCACCCTTTCACGGTGGCAATTGAGGGTTCGAGCCCCTTCTCGGATACATTGCAAAATATTTTAGTTAGACGCGGTCGTAATGGTTACTTCGAATTCGTCTGTTAACGGGCGAGAGGTCGCAGGTTCGAATCCTGCCCCCGCTACTTTAGTTCTTTATTTTTCGTTTGAAGCGGTTGTTAGAGTTACTTCAACTATCCTTTCAGAAAGGAGATCGGGACGCAGCAATGCCAAAGACTCCAAAAAGTGTAAACACTCATCTCACTTTAAAAATAGAGTTCGGATCATTATACCGGTCTAGAAATGAGGGTACGAATCATTGACGTAATCAATAATACTTTGACAAAGTATTCTCAAACGATAAATAAAAAACAAAATTATTTAATCGGAGCGGCTGTAAGTGTTACATCGGTGAATGTCAAAAACACTTACTCATTATTCCCGGTTTTATGTTTTTAATACCTCGTGAGTATTCCTATTCACTCGAGTCTTTTTACACGAACCGGCCCTGTAAGGTCGGTTTTTTTATGACTTGTTTTGAGTAATTCAAAAGAATTACATACATTTAAGTATAGAGAAAAAATAAAAATAGAAAATGAACTTTAAAAAGCGGTTTCGGGTACATTTACGTCGAGCAATTCGTAAAAGTCAAAATGCATTTAGTTCGGAAAAGAAACTTTCTGAAACACAAGAATTGGCTATTTCAGTAATTAAGCGGGCTATTTCACATCCAGACGCCAAGCTGTTAACAGCACCTATATCAGGTACCAAATACATTCATTTCAATGACGTTTTTATTCGTATTGAAAAATGTTATGTTAACATAATCAATGGAAGTTATTCTTATCACGTTGATATGTTTGATGAAACGCTAAACTCCATTAATCATAAATTCAATGCTAAGTTAGAATTGACTTACAAGCGTTGGGAAAGAACGATAACAGCAAAAACGAATAAAAGTTTAAACACAATATTACAAGAATTAAACAATATAAAATAATTTATGTCAACATTATCTAAGTATTCGAAAAAAGAAGTTGCAGCAGTTAGAAAGCATGAAGATGTTGTAATTGAAAATTTCATGGGCGGAAACTCTTATACATTGTCTCCGTTGACAACGCTACGAATTGTAGCCGCTTCATCTATATTTGGAGAACCACAATATTATCGAGATGGCATCGAATCTACAAAAACAATTCGCAACTATACTACATTGATGGAGTATTCAATCTTCAGTGCAATGTTGAAAGACACTTGTACTGCAGCTGACGTGTTTACGTCTGCGATTGATGCTGCGTTGGATTTTGATTTCAAAGGAACTTTGGACCTGGCTCTAGAACTGCGCGTAGAGTATTTCATGAGGCTGAATCCATCAGTGATATTTGTTCGTGCAACTGAACACAAAAATCGAGTAGCCTTCAATGAAGCTAATCCAGGTTACATGAAGCGAATTGGTAAGTCGATTGCCATTCGTCCAGACGACGTTACCAACCAGTTCGATTACTTCATGTTCTTGAACAAGTCGAAAAATGGTCTACCATCTATTTTAAAGCGTACTTGGGCAGAGACTTTAGAGTCTTTCTCTCGTTATCAGTTGAACAAGTACAAAGGAAAGTCTTTAATTGACTTGGTTCGTATATCACACGCGAACAACGTTCACATCAATGAATTGATGAAAACAGGTACATTGGTTATGCCAGATGAGGATAGGACTTGGGAACAGTTGAAATCTGAAGGTAAGTCTTGGGAAGAGATTCTTCAGACCATTGACATGCCGCACATGTCTTTGTTGAGAAACCTTCGTGGCATTTTCACTGAAATCAAAGATCGTGGTGCTGCAGAAGAAATTCTTTCAAAGTTGAAGTCTGGGGTATTGCGTGGAAAGCAGTTTCCATTCCGTTACTTCTCAGCATATCGTGCTATACAAAATGGCGGTTCTTGCAACCATCAAGGGTTGATTTTAGATGCATTGGAAGAATGTCTGGATATCGCAGTAGCGAATATGCCAAAGCTTTCCGGCCGCGTAGCTTGTTTGTCAGACAACTCAGGTTCTTCTTGGGGAGCTATGAATTCTGAATATGGTACGGTTACTGTAGCTGAAATAGCTAACTTATCATCATTGATTACGGCTGCCCAGGCCGATGAGGGTGAAGTAGGAGTGTTCGGAGACAGACTTTCACTGAAAGCAGTTTCTAAAAGAAATGGTATTCTGTCCCAGTTACAAGAAACTTGTAGACGTGGAAAGTCACAAGGCGGTGCAACTGAAAGTGGTGTTTGGTTGTTCTGGGAAAACGCAATACGTGAAAAAATTCATTATGACACTGTATTCATCTATTCGGATATGCAGGCTGGGCATGGTGGATTGTTTGGATGTGCTAAGGAATTTAGATACAAGAATGTCCGATGTATCGATGTGTTAGCATTGGTAGAAAGATATCGTCAGACAGTGAATGCAAAAGTCAATGTCTTTTCAGTGCAAGTTGCTGGATATGACAACACAGTTCTTCCAGAAAACCTGTATCGTGGAGCAATCCTGGCAGGTTGGACAGGGAAGGAGCCCGCGTACGCCAAAGCCGTAATCGACGCTTGGGACCAAGCAGAAGGTATTAAGAAATAGTTTAATACACACATAATATTTGAAAAACACCAATATTTTTTATTTATATTGACACATTAGATAAATTTTTATATCACATTATTTTGCAGGAAATGTAAAATAATTTTGGTAGATTGAATTTAATTCCTTAATTTTAAGTATAAATAATAAGATATATGGCAACAGCTAAAAGGACAAACACCGTAAAATTTGGTAAATTCGCAATAGTATTGGAAAAAGGCCAGTTGATGTATTATACCAGTGGTGAACTTTCTAAAGTTAGGGACGTTAACCCGAGCTTCAACAACAATGACTTGTATGAATTGGCTGTTCGCATAACTGAAAAGAATGACTATGGTACGATAGAAAATACCACAAAGGACAAGGTAGTGAAAAAATTCTAATTTTAGACTTTAAAAGTACAGTATTAATGTGAACCGTATGCCAAAACAAAAATCACGTTATCGGATCGTACCAACGACCAATGAAAAGTTTGGTTCTTGTTGGGCCTTGAAAGAAGGTGACCAGTTGTTAGGCACCTTTATAAGTAAGCAACATGCAGAAAAGCGTAAACTGCAATTGGAGATGAAATCTGAAGAAGATTTCCTGTTGGTTGCAACTCGCAAACAAGAACTTAAAATTGAAGATTGATTTATGAAAAAATTCATCCACAGACATTATTTACCTCCAATGTTCCACATGTCAAATGGTCAAAAGTTTCTTTGTCCGTCTTGGCAACCGGTTCCAATGGAAACGACTTTAAATGATGTGGAATGGATTAATCCATATAACAAGTCAGTAAAAAAGACGAAGGCCCCGATGGGTAAGGAATGGATGTTTCCTTCCTCTTCACAAAAAGGTGTTGTGTACACAGTTAGAATCGTTAACGAACAAATTACTTGTTCGTGCCCTGGGGCATGGAGCGCAAAAAA